AACTGGCAACACGGAATCGACGTTTAACGACACGTTCACGGTTGCTTCTGTGCCGTCTGGAAACACATTCACTGTCAGCGATTCAGGTTCTGACACAACGGGGACTGGAGGAACGGCTACAGTTTCTCCCGCCGTGCCTCTCAACAATCGCGCTGTTATTGTTACGCCAGAGCGACATGCGGTTCTGATTGGGGCTGGTGGAGAAAAGCGCCGTGTTGCATGGTCTTCAAGAGAAGACTTTGCGGACTGGAATTTCGCAAGCACAACGAATACGGCGGGGTATCTCGATCTCGATACATCTAGCCAGCTTGTCATGTGCGCTCCTGTACGCGAAGGCACTCTGATCTGGACGCAAGATGAAGCATGGCTAATGCGATACATCGGCCTCCCTTACATCTACAGCATCGACCGCATTGGTTTTGGGTGCGGCTTGATTGCGCCAAAGGCTTTTGCGACGTATGCCGGTCGTTGCGTCTGGATGGGCAAGGAGAGCTTTTGGCTCTATGATGGTGGTGTTGTTCGCCCGCTTGCCTGCGATCTGGGGTCTTATGTTTTCGAGGACATTGATCCAGATTATGGCGTTCTTTATACGCATGGATCGGAGAACAATGTCTTCCCTGAGACTTGGTTTTGGTATCCGTCAACCGGCTCCACCACTCCAGACAAATACGTAATCTACAATTACGCAGAGGGTTGGTGGTCTAATGGCACGATGGATAGGACAGCAGCTTGTGGGGCTGGTGTCTTTTCTTATCCTATCGCTGCCGACAGCAATAATGATCTGTACTATCAGGAATCAGGCTGGACGAATGCGGGTGCCCCGATAGAGACGGATCGCTATGCTGAGACAGGTTCTCTCAATGTCAGCAACGGCAATCTGCTTTCGTTCATCCGACAAGTGATGACAGATAGTGGCGTGGGTTATGACTCGACACAGCTTGAGTTCTTTTCCTCATTCACGCCAGAAGGCAGTGAAACGACATCTGGGCCATATACCCCTCGATCTGACGGATATACGGACGTTCGTGTTACGGGTAGGGATTTCCGGATCAAGGTGGCAGCGCGCGAAGACGCTCCGTGGAGTATCGGTGAGATGAGAATGGATATAACAGCGAAGGGTGGAAGATGAGACTGTCGATCCCGCCCCCTCCTCCAAGTTATGATTCCGGTTATTTCATCCGCGCCTTCTCTTCCATCGAGCAGGTATCTTCCTTTAATGTAACCCGTATAGAATCGGTTGACGGCATTTTACTTCAAGCTCCTGATGGCGGAGTCTGGAAGGTGAGTGTGGACAACTCAGGAAACGTCACAACGGTATCGGTGCCACTTGGACAATCGGGCGCTCCTCCTTACTAAGATGGAAAAGGCCCTTCGATTGGGGGGTGATACACATACGGTTGAGGATGTGGTTGCGGCCTTAGAAAAAGGCGAGATGCAGGGATTTTGGACAGAGAACGCGATGGTGGTCACGCAGATTGTGACGCATCCCAGAAAGAAGGAATTGAACGTGTTTTTGGCTTTTGGTGATCTGAATGAAGTGATGTCTTTACAGGACCAGATCGCTGATTTTGGCCGTCAACATGGCTGTTCTTTCATGGTAATGTCAGGAAGATCGGGGTGGCAGAAAGTGCTGCCGCAACACGGATGGTTCAAGGTTGGCGTGACGCACGCTCTTCCGTTGGAGAAGTGACATGGGAAAAAGCTCTGGTCCGCAAACGACTGTTCAGACCACTCAATTGCCAAGATGGCTAGAGGATGCTGCGCAAGCAAACCTTCGCCTTGCTACGCAACTTGGGAATCGCCCGTATCAGGCTTATGGCGGAGAGACAGTCGCTGGGTTTGCTCCTGAGCAGGAGCGGGCTTTTGAGATGGCCCAGGGCAATATGGGCATCTATCAGCCTACTCTTGGGGCTGCAACGAATGCAGCCATGCAGGGTGCATCCTATCAGCCTCAACAGGTGACGGCTCCCAGCTTCCTGACAGGCGATTTGTCTGGGTACATGAATCCGTACCTTGCAGAAGTCGAGCAACGGGCAACATCCAATCTTCAGCGAGGGCTTCAACAGAACCTGAACCAGATTGCCTCTCAAGCGTCTCAGGCGCGGGCTTTTGGTGGTTCTCGGCAGGGGATTCAGGAAGGCGTTGCGACAGCAGAAGCCGCGCGTGCCGCTGGCGATCTTTCGGCTCAGTTGCGACAGCAGGGCTTTCAGCAGGCGGCTGCGCTTCAGCAGGCAGATCAGGCCCGCGCCATGCAGGCGGCTCTTGCTAATCAGCAGGCAGGTTTGGCGGGTGCGGGACTTAGCCTGCAAGGCGCTCAGGCCCTTTCTGGGTTGGCTCAACAGCAGCAAGCTATGGGGCTTACGGATGTTGCGGCCATGCAGGGCATCGGTGCAGAGCGGCAGGGGCTAGAGCAGAGGCAGCTTGAGGACGCTTATCGCCGCTTCGTGGAGCAGCGTGATTATCCGGAGCGGGCGCTCCAACTACGGCTTGCGGCTATTGGCGCAACGCCTTACGGGCAGACGACGACACAGACGAGAAGTGGCGGGGAATCTGGCAGCAGCTTCCTGACTGGTCTTGGCGGGGCTGGCACGTTCCTGTCTGGTCTAGCGGCTCTTGCTTCGTTCTGATGGATACGGCGCTCCTGTTTTCTGGCGGAAAAGACAGCTTGGCCTGTCTTTATCTGTACCGTGATGTATGGGAGCATTTGCCGGTCATTTGGGTAAATACGGGGGCGTGCTACCCTGAAATGATTGAGTACATGGAAGAGTGGAAGAAAAAGCTTCCACATTTCCATGAGATCAGAAGCGATCAGCCGAAGCAGGTGGCAGAACACGGCTGGCCCGTTGATGTGTTGCCGGTCAATAATTCGATTCTTGGCCGGATGATTTCGGGGTCTGATGAACCAGCGATGCAGTCCTATCTGGATTGCTGTGCGACGAACATCTGGTTCCCGATACATAAAGCGGTTCTGGATTTGGGGTTCTCAAAGGCAATCAAGGGGCAGCGCAACAGCGACAGGTTAAAGTCAACTTCCAGAGATGGTTCTGTTATCTACGGCGTTACATATCTCATGCCGATCCAAGATTGGACAAACCAGCAGGTTTTCTCTTTCTTGAAGAAGCAGGGGGCGGCTCTTCCGCCAGGATATCTTGATGGCGAGAAGACGGGGCGGGATTGCTGGGATTGCACGGCGTATCTGAAGGACAACCGGAAAAGAATTGAGAACCTTCCGAAAGATAAGAAATTGGAGATTAAGCGCCGACTTGCTATTATAGATAAAGCCGTGCGCGAGCAATGGAGTCCGTCTGGTGGCTGACGTCAATACAATCGCCTCATACATCTATGGCCGCGCCAAGCAAATGGGTGTGAACCCGAATCTTGCTCTTGGTATTGCGAGATTTGAGGGCCTAAATCCAAACACTATTGGTTCAGAAACCTTCGGCAATAAAGATGCTAGTGGGTATTCTTTTGGACCATATCAGCTATTTTCTGGTTCTCCTGATCCAAGCAGGATTGCTCCAGGCGGTATGGCCTATGAATTCCAACAAAGATTTGGCTCCGCTCCATCAAGAGAGAACTGGCAACAGCAAGTAGATTTTGCTTTAGAGAGAATGAAGAACAAAGGAACTGGCGCTTGGTATGCTGTCAGGGACCAAGGTGGCGTAGACGCGATCACGCAAAAAGGTGAGCAATTTGCTAGGCAAGTTGGCCTTGGCGGAGATGGTCAGCCTTCACCTATTTCGCCTACTCCCATCTCTGGAGCGGCAACTCCTCCTACGGCGGCTCCTTCTGGCCCTGTTTACTCGCGCGATCTTGGAACGTCATTTCAGCGGCTCGGCAACTTCCTTGCGCCAGATTGGGTAGAAGCTCCCAAGGCTCTGACCGAAGAGCAGGCCGCACAACAACAGATTCAGGCGCGCAAGGATGCAGCAGAGATGGGGCAGATTGGCGATGCGGCTAAGGCGTTTGCTGCGATGCAAGCTATGGCCGCTCGACAGGAAGCATTGGCAAATCAGCCTATGTCTTTGTTACAGCCAATGGTTACGCGCGGTCAGTTCAGACCTATCTCACCGATGAGAGGACTTCTCTAATGGCGACCTTGATGGACGTTATCATGGGGCGTACTGGCGCAACAGATTACACGCTGGGTAGCCGTGGCAACTTTCAGCCGACTGGCAGTCCATTCAGCCGTGACGGCCAGCTTGGTAACATGGGTATGCGCAACATGCTACGTGCGCAGCAGGGGCTTGCTGCGACAGGCATACCTGCTCCTCCCCCTGGGCCTTCGCCCGCTGGTATAGGCACTGGTCCTGTACCGGGAGATCAGGCCGTTTACGATATGGCGGGCAATGTTATCTCCTATCAGACAACGCCTTCTCCGTTTGGGCAGTTGAGTCGTGCGCC